ACTTTGTCTTTCTTGTCCACCTGCAGCGCTGTTGTTTACATATACCGTCTTAGTTTCGGCGGATCCTGTAAAAGTTCCAGTTGCACTGAATGTTGATGTGTTGTTTGCACCAGCACCGCTGCTGACAATATAATCGATCAAGACAATATTATTTACTTCTAATGCTGCGCCAATAATATCGTCGCCGAATCTTATTTCATATAACCCTGATGGACCTTCTTCAACAAAAAACGCTCGAGTCGTTGGTTCTACTGACATTATGTCATCATAATAGTTCCACGAAGTAATATCTTGCACTGTTGGAGATTGAACAACACGAACACGAATAGTAGTCGTGTCAATATTTTCGTTCGGTAAAACGAATGGTCCAGAAGTATTTGTTTGATCAACAGTAAATCTGTTAGAAACTCGTTTACCTTCGATAAGTTCTAAGGGAAAACTGAATCCTGTTTGGTTCGAGAGTAATGTGCCAAGACTAGAAGTAGCATCTTCTTTCGGATAAAAATTATATGTTTTATTTCCAACTTTTGTTGTAAAGATAGTATCTCTGCTGATAGTCAACGATGTTGAGGAATAACTTTGTGGTGGTTGAATTTCGAACGTAACATCTGCAACTGCAGATCTTCTAGAAGTCGGAGTATAACCGAGAGTCTTTGCGATAGAAACCACTGAGTTTCTTTTGACAGCACTGTCTATGAACATTTCGTTGGAAAGAAAGTGCGCGAGTGTTCCATTATAGTGCGTGTTGTAAGCAAGAACATCAAGCAAAATAGAAAGACCCGAACCATCAAAATTGTAATCTTGAAATTCTTCTTGCGATTGCAGAAAAGTTTTAAGATTTTCTTTGATACTTTGAAAGTCTAATTCAGTAACTTCTAATTGTGCCATTATCGAGATCTCTTTAATATTGTTGAAAATGTTACTGGATCTTTGACTCCAACAACATAGAAATATATTGTTACTCTGTATGAGTTAGCATCGTATAGCGGAACTACCGTGACTTCTTGCGCACTTATCCTTGGTTCAAATTTATTGATCAACATCTCCAATCTCAGTTTAAGTGAGTTAGATGATGGGATATCGACGTGCTCAAACATCATACCATAAACAGGAGACCCCAACGTTGGTTGAAATGGACGCTCATAATAGTTTGTCAAAATGAGCGTCTTCAATGATTGTTTGACTGCATCAACATCATACTTCTTGGATACATCACCCGTAACAGGATGTGCAAGAAAATTGAGGTCAATATCCGAGTATATTCTGTTTACGCTTTTGGTTGTCATAAATGTATTTATAATGCCTTTTTGGAGTTAAATAGCAAATACGCCTCGCTTATATGTCCGATGGTTGCGCATCGTGAATTTTTGTCCTCGCATAGCACCACCAGGATTACTTGGTTGAGCGATACCAACATGAACCCAGTAAGTTGATCCTTCGCTCTCGAGTATTATCTGATCTGCTTGTGGGCAGTTCTGTGCAATCCATGTCGCGAGTTGTTGGTGCGCTCTTGCATCGGTAGGTTTTTTGGAAAGCACTAAATCGCATGCACCACCAGTCATGTGTGGCGAAGGATTTGCACCACCCTTTGGAACGTATCCATAAGGTCTGTAACCAGAACTTATTACAATTCCTGGGAATTGCTTCTTAATAGGGTCGATGAAATGGACGCACAGCGCTCTCATATTTTGCAGGAGGTCAATCGTACCAAATTTTCCAAACGGAACAAGTTTACCCTTAAACCCTTTACTTCTAGTCATATCGCGAAGAGTGTGCCCCAACGACAATCTGAAATCCAAATCTGGATTTTTTGCGCTCATATTAGGAATCGCGGGAAGTTGTTTACCATTCTGGACATTTGAATTACCAAACGGCGGTCTTTCTTGGAATGGTCCAGCAGATTCAGTTCCACCAGATCCATTATCCTCTACTGTATTATTCGTATTACCGTCGCCACCTTCTCCTGGTGGACAATCATTTGTTTCTTCGTTATCGTCGAATCCACGTTCTACTTCTGGTCCATCAAAAGAAGAAGCGCTGCTTCCAGGTGCACCAGGAGCATTTGCTCCTGTTCCGCTTGTGCTTCCTGAACCAACTGATATAGAAACTGGTAATTCTATTGCTACAGTCTTTGAAAGTGGTGCGACTGTCGCGCAATCTGCTTCAACGGCGGAAGTAGCGGAAGCAGGAGCAGTTACTGTTGCAGAGGTCGGACCAGATATTGGAAGGTCGTGAGTGCTTCCACCATTAGTGCCAGTATCAGTTCCAGTTGCTCGGAGATTTGTGCTACCAGCATTCAGTGTGGAGACATTTGCAGTTGTAACATCAAGAGTTGGCGTATCAATTGGCGAAGAAGCAACAAGAGGTGCCTTAAGATTGATATTACCTGCACCATCTACGTTAACAGCAGCACCAGATTTGTTATTGAATGCCCCTGCAGATTCTTGGTTCATGACAGCAGCAGTCAACATATTCATATCACCTGCAGATTTTGCTTTGAATACACCATCTGTGCAGAAATTCATGTCACCAGTTGAAGTCGTATAACTAATACCTGAAATCTTGACGTTTGAATTTCCTTTGGATGTCATGTTATAACCGCCAGTTGTCGTCAGATTATATGTTCCAACAACTTCTTGGGTCATTTTACCCTTGGATCTAATTTCCACGTCGCCCTTATTATCTAGCGAGAATATACCTTGGTTTCTTACGAATATGCCCTTACCAGCAGAAACTGCAATGTGACCGCCGACGTTTAAATCTAAGTCGTTGTGCACATCAATTGATGCTTTACCGTGCATTGATAGATTCGTATCACCTGCAATGAATACATTACAAGCACCTGCTAGGTGCACGTTCGCAGATCCTTCGATTAAAATGTATCCATCGTTTTCATAAATGGTATATCCATCGCCTACGATTTTAGAAACCTTTGTTCCATCTGGACCTATCTCATCAAAAGTGCCAGATCTATGTGCAATGTTTAGTCGTTCTGCACCTGGAGTGTCGTCGATTTCCAACGCATGTCCTGATTCGCCAGCAAAGACTTTGTTGTAAGGATATTCTGCTGCATATGGAGACTCTGGTTGCGCCCACGAAGTTCCATTTCTACCTGCTTTACGAACTTCCCGTTTTCTAGATGCATTTCTTGCAGCAGGTGATGCTCCTGGACTCATTGATTTGCGATCGCCTGCAGGAGATCTCGGATCTGCATTGATGCTTGGTGAATTAATACCAACTGCAAGTGTATTAGTATCTGGTTTGTTTATACTATCTGGTTTCGGATATTGAGATTTTGGATCCTTAAATCCCTTAGTGGGATCATTATCTGCTACAACGCCTCCATTAGACGGTTGGTTGTTAGCACCATATGTTGCTATGCTGTTGCTGTTTGTTGCAATAGCAGCAGAAGAATCTGCAGGATTGCGCACCTTTTCTAAATCGTCTGAAACTTTCGGCGGTGAAACATCTGCTGTTGGAGATACAGGAGTAATTTCTTTTTGTTTTGATACTGTTCCATCAGTACTAATTGTTTCAGTAATAGTAGTTTTACTACCATCAGTGTAAATTGTAGTCGTAGTGGTAGATGTAGTTCCATCGGGATTATCTACTTGACTTGGCGGCGGTGCTTCCGCTTTAGCATTTTTCTGATTCAGTAATGGTTCTGTTACATTAAAAAAATTATTTACAAGATCATTTCTTGCACTCGTTAGTGGAAAATACGCAGCATGAGTTTGGTCTGTTCCTCGAATTACCTTGTCGATCTTAGAAAGTAACCCTCGAACCAATTCTTCTCTTGTCTCAGACAGTCCTGTTGCAACTAAGACGCCCAAAGATACCACATCTCCACCGAAATACCAACCATTGTCGTCTAACGTATAAGAAATTAAATAACCTTCACCAGTCGATTGAGCACGATATGACATTGGTTTTGCTGGTGGTGTAGATGAAGCAACTGCTTCTGCAGTTACTGGCGGTGGCGGCGTATCACTAGATTCTGGAACTGCGCTCGGATTGCCGCTATCGGTTGTAGTGCTAATTGGCGCAGAGGCAGTTTCGGGCGTTGGTTCCTCGGAAATGGCATCACTAGAAACGTTTGCGATCGCAGTTATATCTGGAGATTTAACTGGTTGTGGTTCGTCAAATGGTTTCTGTTGAGATGCATCAGCGATTGCATTCCATCCAATAGAATACCAATACTTGGAACCTATTCCATCAGTATTAAATTTTTCTTTACCATTTGCCAGACTGATTGCTGCATCATAACTATCGCAAATTGCGACTGCCAGCAAACCAGATAATGCCCTGATTGAATCTTCTCTGAGATCATTATCGTCCAGCAGCAAATTCTCATCAAATATTCTTGCTGTCATGAATAACTTGTAAGTAAATTCTATGAGATTATATGCCCAGAAGTTTTGATCAATTAAAGTGCTTTCGATGAAACTACTGATTGGCGCATAAGTTTGGACAGCAGTTTTAATATATGCTGGTGGTTCATTTTTTATCAGATAATATTGTAGATTGTTGCGTTCTTCGGTTCGCGGGACTGCAAAATCAAAATCAATGTCATCATATTCTTTCATCGCTTCATCTGCATAGGAGGTTCTACGCTCTGCTGTATATGGACCATCGCCATGAAGTTGTAATCCGCCCTGAGCCCACGCGATAACTTCTTTATCGATATATGCTGAATCGACCAACTGTTGGATCGTTAGTTTGTATGCACCATATCTACCACGAGAATCTACCTTTTGCATCAAAGATTTCGGCGATGACTTTGCGGGAACAGGATAGATTTTATCCAACGCTGTTACGCATGCAGTCATGAGTTTCGCAAGTTGTTCGACTGTTAGTGGTCCAACTTGGTTTGTTCTTTCACCAGTTCCAACGAGTACTTTCCCGCCTCTTAAAATAGATTTTTCAAGGTCGGCTTCGGTTAGAATAAATTCTTTGTTCTCGATCATATAATCCTCGATCAGTTTGCAGTATTAAAAAGTTTTTTGGCATTCGCCATTCTTTGGTTTCTGTGTTCGCCGCTGGATCTTTCATAGAATTTATCAACAGTAGATGCAGCATTCATTGCACCATTTTCTGTATTGTCTTTTATCGCTTTCAATTTATTTCCTGCACTACGTTCCAGACCAGAAGTCATTTCAAAATGAATGAATTCTAACTGCTCGTTCAACGAAGAACCGATTATACTCTTTCCAAATTTTTTCTGGAAATTTGCTTGTCGATCTGGGTGCCATTGAGCAACACCAACTGCTCTTCCACTATCGCCCTTCTTTCTGCCAGAAATTACATTTGGATTGAAGTTGCCAGATTCTGTTTGGAGATTTCCAACAATACCCGCTGCCTGTGCTTTCGTCCATCCCTTTGACATGAAGAATTTAACAGCATCTAATGCAACCTTTGTAGCTTCTGCGGGTGTAAGATTTTTCACTGCATCGGGCGACACTTCAGATCCATCGCTCGTAGCAGAATCTCCAGGTTGTCCTGGTCCGCCAGAATCATCTCCACAACCAGTCGACGCCAACCCTCCAGGAATTGAACCTACTGTGCCAAAGAACATAGGATGTTGCCCGTTTTCACCATCAGCAAAAAATCCAACAACCCAAGAACCCTCTACTGCACCTGTTGGCGACCATCCAACACCAGAGGTGCCTGCTGAGTTTGCAGGCATAACAGGAATTGCCCATGGAAGATCTTCCGTCGGAAGTTCTTCTTTATCATCTGTATGATAACCGAGGATTCTTGTGCGACATCTGCCAAGACGCAACGGATCGTCGCGATCTTCGACCACACCGAACCACCAGTAGAAATTTGCATTATTGTTAGATGTAATATTGTCCATTATAATTATTTACTCCCCGAGTATTTTTTCCAAATCTTAGAATAACCGCCATACGGATGCAAACCATCGTTTTTCAGATCATCAAATTGTTCAAGTGGACCAGTAAACTCAGCACCATTACCTGATGCAATTCGACTTAGTTGATTATTGACTGCTCTTAAATCAACTCTATATTTCTTATTGTTTGTAAATCTAGTTGCAGGGAACCACTTAGAGTAACCCGACGCTGTTCCTAGAAGAATAACCTTAGAAGCACCAGCTGCCTTTAGTGCAGAAATCTGTTTAGCAATAAATTCAAATTCTCTTTGCGGCGTAATCTTACCACCTTCTATCTCGAATGGCGCTCCATTTGAAGCGCCGCTGCTTAATAGAATTGTTGCGCCCTTTACATTGTTAGTCTTCAAGAATGTAGTAATTGCATTATATACTGTTCTTGGACTATCCCCGCCACGTGCAGATCCTGCAGCATTGCCGACCGATTTAATACCAACACCAATACTATCACCAAACACAAAGAGTTTGCTTCCAACCGCAGCTGGTGTTGCATTACCACTCGTTGGTGTTGCATTACCACTCGTGGTAGTTGGGGATGAAGTCGTGGTCGGAGTTGTTGCAGTATCATCTCCAGAACTACCTTCAACTTCAAGTAATGCATTTTTATATGAATCTTTAGAAATTTCCAAGAACATGCTGTGTTGGAATGGAGTAATCCTATGGTGGATCGCAGTTATCAAATAGAAACCACTAATCAATGGATCCCATAATGTTTTATCTTCTTGCTTCGTAGTTTCGCTGTTTTTAGAATCGACAGAAGGATAGAAGAATTCTACAATCTTACCTACTTCACAATCAGTTCTTCCTGGCACTTCGATTGACATCTTTAGTGTATTAATATCCATCAACAAACTATTTCTTTGACCAATGAATTTTTCAGGATTTAAATCAACAGATTCTTCTGTATAATCTAAAACTCCAGGATTTATAGTGCTCATAAAACTTTTTGTGTTATATGAGCGCATAACATTAAATGGGAAAATAGAATTGAATTTTTTAGTATCGTCCTCGACGTATTTTCCGTCTACTAACTTATATGATTCTGTATGCTTGTAATCTTGAAATGCCATACCATGATCATAGATCCAATGTTTATGTTGTTTTTTAATCAAGTCGAACGTATAAACACTGTTGGTAAAGTGACCCAGATCTTGCGATCTTAACACATCCAGATTAGTTAGGAAACTTACATCCTTTACTACGGAAAATGATTTGCGCAATGCGTCTTCAGTTCGAGTTTGAGCAGTAGGAATATTATACACGAATTGCGAATATATCATACCGTTTGTCATTTGAGTGGCAACCAATGCTTCAATTGAAGTATAATAAAATGCTTTGGTGGTCTCAAAGAATAAAAATGTGGGAGACTTATCATATGTGTTGCCGATAGTTCGTTTCGCCAACCAATTGATAATTTTCATTGGACTCCACATTGGCGAGACAAAACTTATCTTAGATTTGTGTGGACTATCCGCAACATATAATGCTGTGTGCGTTTCCGACCCTGTGGATTCTTTTTCTGCCGCAGGGTCTGCGGATGTACCTTCGCCTGAATCTAACGCAGTTTTGGAATTAAAAATTCTAGGCAACTTAAAAAATTCTTCAAAAATTTTCAAAACGATATCGTCAGTATTACCTTCGAATTTTCTAGAAACTTTTGCGACATTATCTAATGATGCTTCCAGCGAACAAAAATGTATTGTATAATACTGCTCTCTGTCTGAATTCAATGAACGATTGTTAATTGAATACACAGAGAAAGACTTTTGAATTTTGTTAATTCTATCTGGTTTTGCTGGTTCACTGAATGTTGGTGTGTGGACATCAATAGTGATAACTTCATCGCCGACTAATGGCAATCTACCAATCAAGTTCACCGCATCTCTTATGACAACATTGCCTGTCAATGCGGGAGAGTATATATCCTCGTAAATGTTAATTTCTATTATGAACGGTCTTAAATCCAACGTTTCTCCGCTCAACAAAGTCATTTCAACCTTGTTAATAATAACATCTCCAGCAGAGATAAGAGTGTCAGTATCTCTGGGTTTAGATGAGTCGGTACTTGCTGCCATTTACTTAACTAAACTGGTATACAATGACACAAATTCATACAAGTATTCTGGGCGCAGAATTTGTATTTCTCGTTTTTTATTGTTCATTTCTTCTTCATACTGCATATTCGTCACTTCCTCGATTTCACCAGACGCAAGTTTTTGTGCATCAAAATCTACAATTAAGTTGTCGCCATCTGTAGTTCTGTAATGGTGTGTTTCATAGATTTGCACAGAACCATATTTCAGTTTTGCGTACTCTAACAAATCTCTATCATACATCGGCCATTCTTGCCTAACATCAATAATTTCATTTAGGATTAAAATGACCCAATGATAATCTGGTCTACCATAATATTTATCTGCTACTTGTTCGACGGTAAATCCATCCGGAATCGTAATCTCTTGCATTGCTGCGAAATTGTTAGCAAATTTATTAGCAGACACTCTTCTGAAAATGTCTGTAATTGTTTTAGTCGAACCATCTGGAAAATTTACCAGTAGTGCTGGGTGTAGGGAAAAGAACATTAGAATCCATCCTCAATTCTATCCGCAGTAAGAGTTTCTAGTTCTGAGAACTCTAACCGAATTGTTGCTTCTGACGGTATACCACCTTTGAATGTCGTGAATCCTTCTGCGCCGTAATCGATAGACATGTTTACTAACGCACAATTAGATATCTTTCTGACGTATTGGTTCTCTTTACCATTGTAATAGTAAACGATCAGAAATTCTGATGGGTAACCCAAGAACAATCCAGAATTACTTTTCGTCGGATGCATGTGTCTGAGGAAAGTTGGTATTATTCCTTCAGTGGTTTTTTCCTTTTTGCCGTTTGGTAAACCAAACACTTGTATTGCTTCATCCTCATTTCTTGGCGCAAATCTATAATCAAACACAAATTTTCTAAATCCCATAGAACGGAAAAGTTGTTCTTTATAAGGGTTCTCGACTTTCTTTGATGTTGCCTCAATGACATTCGTTAATTGATCAAATCCTGCGAGTCCAGCAAG